TGTGGGCTGGGGTGGGGGGGGGGTGGCACGGAACCCCACCGTACCTTACGGTACGGGGGGTGGTTCCCTTGTCCGTGTTGGGTTCTGTGAAGTGGTTCCCGAGGGTGGTTCCCGTTTCTAGTGGGTCTGGTCGTGGTTGTTGGCGACATTGGATGGCTCGTCCGAGGATTGATTTGCGTGCGAGTGTGAGTCCTCGTTCTTTGGCGATGCGTTGGGTTTCGTTGACTCCTGCTTCTCGTGGGATGCCAAGTTCGTCTAGGCGTTTGGCGAGGGCGAGTTCTGCGAGTGTCCAGCCTTTGAGTTCTTTGGTGCGGAGTCTGATGCTGATGATGTCGTCTAGGTCTTCGACTATGAGGCTGACTGTTTCTGGTACCCAACTGATGCGTGTGTGGGTGCGTTTGAGGGTTAGGCCGTCATCTGATTTGTCTAGGCGATACACGATGTCTACGTCATCGTTCTTGGCTGATGAGCCTCGCTGTCCTTGCTTCTTGCCACCATCCTTACCTGCGTGGTCTGTTCGGATGCAGGCGATGTTGGCTCGCTTGAGGCTGAGTCCTGTCGTCCGTGCGAACTCACGGTAGGAGTCTGCTGAGTTCTCTTCGCCATCGATGGCTCGTCCGGTGGTGTCAATCACTACGACTTCAGCCTTGGTGAGTTCTGCGAGTTTCATTATGGCTGAGGCACCTTCGGTGGTGTTGAGTGGTGGGAGGTTGGGGATGAGTGCGTAGTGGAGGTGGGATAGGTCGTCGTCTTCTGTGTAGCCGAATTGTTCTAGGCGTTCGTAGAGGTCTGATTCAATCATTTCGTAGTCGAGGTAGAGGACGTGGACTGGTGGTTGGGCTGGTTGTCCGAGGATGGGTTTGCCAGTGGCAAGTGCTGCGGTGACATTCAAAGTCAGCCAGGACTTACCTGTTTTGGCTCCAGCGAATAGGGCGGTCTGACGGCCTTTGGCGATGAGCGGTTTGGCTAACCATTCTTCGGTGGCGTGTTCGAGTGACCAGAATGCTTTCCAGTCCACCAGCATTGAGAGCATCTCATCGGGTGTGGGGATTGGGGTGACTGGTTCAGGTTTGCCTTCAGAGGTGGCTAGGAAGGCTTGGGAGGCTTGCTTCCAGTCTCCAGCATGCTTTGACGCTGCATAGTATCCGAAGCGGTTATAACCGCCTTCAGGTAGCCAGGGGATGCTTGAGGTGAAGACGATAAGTGCGTCGTTGCCGTTATGTCCGATGGTGGCAGACGTTCCGTCCCTTGGGTCTTTGCCTGGGCGAACCCAATGCTGTTCACCATGACGGTCAGTCTTGGCGAGTGTCCAGCCATCGGGGATGAGTAGTTCTTCCCATGTGGTTTTGGCGTTGTAGCGAGCTGATGGTGTGTTTGGGTCGGTGAGGAATGAATCAGGTTGACCTACAGGTTTGACCATCTTAGGTTGTTTGGTAAGAAGTTTGACGAGCCAATCTGGTGCTTTGGCTGGTTTGCGTTCGTGTGGGCTGAGGCCATGTTCCCATTCGTAGGTGCGTCCGTTGGGGTGGATGGTTGGTGCTGCGAGGACTTGTCCTCCTTCACCACGAATGTCGAGTCCTACTCCGAGGCGTGAGCCTGCGTCGTTGCGGATGTCTTGGTCACAGTAGAAGTACAGGTGTTGTCCACCGGTACCTGTTATCGCTGTGACTGTCTCTGGTAGTTGACCGTACTTTTCTTGTAGGTCGTGCAGGGTGTCTGAGCCTTTGTATTCTTCACGGTCATCCACGTCGAGAACGAAGATGCGTCCGTGCCGTGTTGCACCTGTAGCGATACCGATCCCATAACCTGAGTACTGACTCGTGAACCAGTCGTTGACAACATTGATGTCGTTGCTGGCTTTGTTCTGCCATTGTGCCATCGGTGGATACTTCTGACCAGGCTTAATCGGGATAACCCTGATGCCAAGTTCAGCGAGCTTGATGGCTTCTTCACGCATCGTCACGAGGCAATCTCCACTTCATCAAACCAGTTGACCCAAATCTCTGACGGATGTTTCCCCAGCAGACACGCATACTTATCTGCTCGCCATTGGTCAAGACATGTGTTGCCTTCTCGCCATGTTTGGATTGCAGCTCTACCAACGCCAAGATGTTCAGCGATTGTTGATGCCCACATGTCGTCTGGGAACTGTTTGAGTAGGGCTGTGGCGGGATAGATGTATCCGTTGCGTGTGCGTGTTTTAGTTTTCATATCCCTCCAAGGATGTTCAAGTTTGTTGAGTGTAGTTGTTATTCGTCGTCGTCTTCGTCATACCGATTATTGAACGACCTAGCGATCCGATACTTCTCTGCTGCGCTTGCTGATTCGAGTAGGCCGAGGCTGGTTGAGGCGGTTTGGTTGCGTAGGGTGGTGACCCAGAATGTTTGGTCACCTGAGATGCGTTCGATGTTGGCGATGACAATGTAGGCGGTGCAGAGTCCTTCTGCGCTCGCTTCTATGTATTCTGCGATTGGGTCTTCATAGTCATTCGTCAAAGTCATCCATCTTTTCACCGCATGACGGGCTTTGAGGGATGACTGGTTGCGGGATGCAGAGACAGAGTTCAGCGACTCTCATGCTTGCTCGAAGACTGTGTAATCGGCATGGCTCATCTTGAGCATTCGTCCGTCCGGTTGGATGGCGATCCACGTTGGAGCGTCAGGGTCGCAGAGGCAGCCTTGAAGGATTTGTGTGTCGTGTCTGACCATCGAGCCACATTTGTTGCATTGGACTCGGTAGATCATCTGGTCAACCAATAGAAGAAGGCTGACAGGATGATGATGAGAGTTATCATGGCTTCCATTATTTTCCTAACTGTTCTCTAAGTGTTTCTAGTTCGTTGCGTAATGATTCGATGAGCTGGTTGGCTTCGTTGAGCATGTGTACGAGTTCGTTGCGTTCGTAGCCGAGCATGAATAGGTCTAGGGCTAACTCGTTGTCTCGGGTCATCGTCGTTCCAGTTTGATTGGTGATGACCATCGAGCATCCCAAGCGCTGCCTGGTTTGGTTGCGATGGTGACTGTTCCGTCTTCGTCAAGGCTGACGAGTAGGTAGAGGCCGTTGGTGTCGTTGGCTTTGAGGATGTCGTGGTTGGCGATGTGTGCGACCCAGTTCGCTGATTGGTCTCGGTGTGTGAGTACTGAGATGGTGTGGGGTGCGTCTGGGAAGTTACCGATTTCCGTAGTCACGGATTGTCTCCCTCAGTTCGTCGTTTTCTATGAGCAGTTCTTCAACTTGGTTCTTGAGTTCGTTGATGCGTCGCATCGCTGAGTTGAGTGCAACCTCTTTGATACCGACCTCGACTTCTAGGTCTTTAATCATTTCCGCAACTTTGTCGGAGAGAATCATTGGGTTCATGGGTTCACATCCGTCCATTGTCCGTTGATGGTGGTAAAGCATTTGCTTTCGGTTAAACCGAACGTGATGAACTTGGTCTGCTCACCGATTGCTGCACCAAACTTTGCACACGCATCTTCTTTAGCGTTTGTTGCCATCCAACCTCCAATGAATAATGCGGTGCAGGTTAGAAGGGTTGAGGTGAGTACGCCAGCGATGAAGCTTCGAGCGTCCATTACAGTTCGGCTCCTTGGGCTAGGTAGATGCGTAGGCGTGAGATGTCTGAGTTTGCTTGGGTGAGTGTTACTCGACAGGATTCGAGTTCTCGGAAGAGTGAGTCTGATACGTCTTTGAGGTTGTCTCGTTCCTCTGTTACCCGTGCGAGGGCGTTCTGTAGGTCGTTGACTCGCAGCTCTAACTCTGCGAACTGGTTAATGTCAATCATTTCTTTTGCCTCCTAGCAATTTCAATTTTGAGTGCTTCAATGGTTTTGAAGAGTCGTTCTTGGTCACCTTGACCGACGAAACTTTTCTCAAGAAACGCTATTGCGTTCTTTAGGTCTTGGATAGTCACTTGTTCTCCTGGTTTAGATAAGTGCGACAGGTTGGGTACCGCAGGGGGCGATGGGGGTCGCTCGATACCCAACCTGTCACGATTTATTGATGTGGATTTACCACATTGATTCTGAGTCATCCTTCACGGCTGGCTCAACCTTGGCCTTGTACAACTTGGGTGCGTTGAAGCCTTTTTTCTTTTCGCCATCACCGGTGTACTTAACGGTCAGTTTCGTTCCAACCATTGTGGTTGCTCCGATGGCTTGAGCTGCTTCACGAATGGCCTTCACCATTCCTCCACGCGCCCAAAGATTTGAGATGCCGTCGGCTGTGTTCATGGTGAATACGAAGACGTATCGCACGTCGCCATTGTCCCAAGTTTTTACTGTTCCATCAGGTGAACGGTCTTCGAGTTTTTTTACTTCGATTACGGTTCCGCTGTGGGTGTCGTTGACATTCTCAAACTTCAAAGCGGGATACTTGTTCCCGCCTTCGGATAGGAATATGTCTGTCATGATGCTTGCTCCTCTATGTGGAATTGATTGGTTTCTGGGATATAGATCAGGTTCAGCAAGTCCCGTGCTATGCCGTGACAAGCGTTAGCGAAACGCTGTGCTTGTTTCACGTCAAGGTTGGCAAGTGCTTCACCTGGTTTTGTGTATTTTTGCGAGGTGATTTGGGAACAGATGTCCTTCACCAAGTCTTCATCGAATTGGCCTGAGTCGAACAGAAGGAATAACCCTCTGGCGATTTCAAACCTTCGAAGAGATTTTGTTTCTTTGAGGCTGATGCTGCGTCCAGCAAGTTCGGCTTGCGTGATAAGCATCGCCATTCTTGCCCTATCAGCACCTTCGATGCCGTTGAGTCGTTCACGAATATAGGTGACCGCTTGGTCATCGCCAGGCTGATCTAGGTCACGACCCTCAATGGCGTTCATTTCGCAGCCTCCTCGAATGCTTTGAGCTTCCGTTTGACTGCCTTCTTCATCGCTGGGTCAGGGTCAAAGAATGGTGCCGAATGCTCAGCCTCAACCGTTGTGATCGCTGCAATCAGTTTGTCAATCTGCTCCTGTGTGCAGTTCTGCAACTTCGGCACATCATCAGGCCACATCAAAATCAGTAGCTTCTGTGCTTCTTTGGGTAGTGCCGAGATGCGAGCCTTCATCCAGTCCTGACGGGTTGTGAGGGCTAGGGATGAGGCATCGTCTGCCTGTGGTGTCGGATTCACCACAGGCTCGACGACTCTCCGCTTCTCGTCAGAGAACGTGTATGGCTTAAACAGGTCTTTACGCTTACGCCAGTCGCGGGTTGCGAACGACATCTTCGCTGCTTCCCATCCTGCTTCAAGGTCTACTGTGTAGAACTTGCAGGTTGCTTCGCCAGCTGGAAGATGGCAGATGATGCCTTCTTTCATGTCTAAGCCTGCTGGGAGTGCTGTGCGTTCGCCTGTTTTCCAGTCGTAAATCCAGTCTGCGTTGGCATACATCGCAAGCTGTACTGCGATTGAACCGAACGAGTACGACAGGTCTGTTCCAGTCTTTAGGTCAAAGATGCAGATTTTGCCGTCACGGGTAGTGACGATTCGGTCTGCTGTACCAGCGTATTCAAACTCGTCGTTGATAAGCAGAACTTCAATCCATTCTTTGCGCATACCAAAGTCCCACGCTGCGATTGATGCGACATAGGTTTCAATATCAGCCTTCAAACCTTCGAGTACTTGTGGCTTCATGCCAAGGTCTAGTTGCTGTGTGATGGAGTGAAGTGCTGTACCGAGGTTGGCGCGACTGTATGCACCCGCTGCTTCAATAGCATCGTTTGCAATTTTGTTGAGTCGGCTTCGATCATCGAGTGATGTTGATGCTTGAGCAAGCAGATCGGCTCGTTGAACGATGCCGGTGATTGCCATCCTCGTTTTCCAATCAGCAAGTGACGATGAATCGTCCAACACTTTTGCGATTGTTGTGACCCGTGTGTAGCCACGTTCTTTTCCTGTTGCTGGATCACTAATTTTGTAGCGACCCCAACGGTCTTTTGGTGCTTCCGCTAATAAACTGAACTCGTCTGATGTTGACATTCGCAGGCCTCCTAAGCTTGGGAATTATGGGTTGTGGTTTGACAGTAGCAGGTTGAATTGCTTTGTCAAGCATTACTTCTACGGGGTGGGTGTAACAGGGTTTTGAGTTGGTTTGTCAAGCATAAGGAGTAGTTCTCCCCACACCTTCGCAGGCATCACCGCATACCAATCATCGACATTCGTTGAACCTCGACGTTTAACAATGACCGCGCCAGTCCATGCCATAGCGTTCGCCATCTCAACTTCAAGCTCACGCAAATAGCCTGGCAAGTCAATCCGCTTCTCATTCTTAACTTCGATGCAGACTCCAGGCATGCCGTCAATATCGCCTCGGTCATCTGTCCATCCGACACGACTGCGTTCGGCGTGAATCCAGCCAAGTTTGCGCAACCATTTCGCAACCGCTAACTCTGCTGCGGAACCTTTACGCTTCTGCGATGATGTCACCTGTACGCCTCCTAGACCGTTTCAACCTTTGACGCTCCATCGTAGTCGTACCACCCCAGATGCCTACCTCGTCGTTGTCTAACGCAAACTTGAGACAGATGCGACGCACGTTGCAACCAGCACAAAACAGTTTCGCATCAGCGATTGCGTGAGGTGAGCCTTCGTTGAAGAAGAGTTCGGTTTCGCCTCGGCATCTTGCCATTTCTTGCCAGTCTGGGCGTTGTGGTCTGAAGGTGTTGTCACCATCTGACCACATGTCTACGACATGACCGCTGCTCATTGGTAGTCACGGTTGGTTGGATGGTTGTAACGAGCACGGGTTTCCATGCGTTGCCAATGGCGTTCCTGTGCTTCGATTCGGAGCTGTCGTTGATGTTCACGCACATTCAGAATGTGGATGTAGATGATCGCAACGAAGTTGAGTACGAAGAATAGTTTCCATTCGAGCGAGGTTGCTGGTTGCGCGTCTGGTAGGTCTTCGGCTGTTGGTAACAACCAGAAACCCCACATAATCGCCATACCTATCCCGACTGCTGCTTGCTTTTGTCTGTTTGTCATGATGCCCTCCTTTGGGTCATTCATGAGATTAGGACAAGACTGGAGCGATGTGGTGGATGGTCACAAACTCCAATGACCTAGACCGCCATTGTCGTAAAGATATTTGGCTACCTTCAGGTTGCAGTCCACGTTGAACAGAACAGTCAAATCTCCGTATGGGGATTTGCATACTTTGGATGTCACGGTTTTCCAGCTGGAGTTGATTTGGACAAGTCCGAGGTCTTGGCTTTTGTCCCGGTTGAGTGTCGTATTGTGGGCTTTAATTCGGCATCGCGACTCACGCCAAGCGATATAGGAGAACGTCTTAACAGGTAGGCCGTGTTGAGCGAACTTGGGTTCCCATTGTGGGCATCGCTTCGTCTTGTCTTTGGGGACTCCCGCAGGCAGTATCTCGATGACGGTTGGCATCGGTTCACGGGGTAGTTGGGTTTGGGTGGCTGGGTGGGTTTGGGTGGGTTTTGGTTGGCTCGTGTAGGCGGTGCCTGCGAGGAGGGTTGATAGGGCGATGAGGCTTGCTGTGATTATGTGCAAGTTGTTTCCTTCCGTTTGTCCGATATATATCGCACACCCAAGGAGGGGGAGGTGTGCGGGATGTTCAAGCCCAATGAAGGCGGGCGAACGATCCGAGGTTTAGTCTACTTGCTTGGAGCTAAGCCTGGGATGTTTTTGGTCATGACTTTCATGTCTTGAACCATAGCAACTGGGATACATAAAACCCCGTCAACGTCATCAGCGTCAGTCTTTGATTGGAATATGGTGATGTGGTCTTCTTTGCCACCATCAGAAATCGGTAGCAGAAACCCACAGCTAACGACCTCACAGGGGTCAGTTCCGATGTCGTCTATCGGTGTCCAAGTGTCGGTTGCAGAATGAGCATCATGCCATCTCACCACAACCATCGTTCTCATTTCATCGTGCGACATAATCCCTCCCGCGCCATCTTGCCCATCCATCTCTAATTGGAATCATTTCTAGGTTGAACTCCCCGTCACCAGGTATGTACTCAACCACACTCAAGCCTTGTTGCCAGTCTTCCGCTCGATACAACGGGCGACCATCCAAGTCATGTCCTCCACGAGTTGAAGGAACAGCACCATCGATGCGCGCCAAGCAACCAGGCGATGCAGCAAGGATAGTTCTCGCGCCATCGTGGTCGTCCCTAGTTCGTTCAGCCCATTCTCGTCGGTGGATGTGACCGTAGATGACTGAGGTTTTCACGGTTGCGAGATATTTATGGGCGGTTGATCCACCGGATGCAACCTTGTCACCATGAATGACATGAAGTCGTTGGTTGATCCAATGCGCTCCCGTCGGGTATCCAGGCAGATACTCCACGTCATAGTCGTCAAGGTTGCAGAGATATGGCACCGACATCACAGGCCACTCTTCAGGCCTGAGTCCTCGCCTCAACCCGAACGCTGCACCTGCACCGTCAAGGATGAAGTTGCCGAGCCGTTCCTCATGGTTGCCTGCGATCCAAACGATTCGAGCGTCTGGGGCTAGTTTGCGGAGTTGTGCGCACAGCTGGCTCGCACGGTCTATTGCTGCTTGGGTGGTTCGTGCGAACGCTGGGGTGTACCTGTATTTGCCGAACTCGCACAGGTCTAGGTTGTCACCGACTAGAACGATTTGGTCGGGCTTGGATTGTTTAACAATCTGTAGGGCAACGTCTAAGGCTTGCTCGTCGTGGATGGGTTCGAGTGTGTTGTCGTGTGATCGGAAGTATCCGAGTTGCATATCGGGAAGGACGACTGCAACCGCATAGTCGCGTTGAGGTGTCTTCGATGTCTTCGTTGTAGGGAGCGCATACTTCTTGCCTTGTTGTACAACAGGCCACGAAGGATAATACGACTGGCGTATTTCATTGAGTAATGACATTGGCAGCCCTATATCGTGTGATAACTGACGGAGAGAGCTTTATCTGTCGGGCTTGCAACGCTTTAATGATTTGAGTCGGACGAATCGTCGGGTCGTTCAACGCATCGAGCAGGTCACGACCATCAGATTCACCGAGTTTGGCAAGAATAAAATCTATGCTTCCGCTGTTACCAACAGCCTGACCTTTAATTTCGTTTAGAAACTTCCCCACCTGTAGCCTCCTTGAGATGCCAGTCGATATGCGAATCTAACTTACTATCAATTCGCTCCACTTTTCCACCGACTGACCGCAGGATTTCCATGACGCTTGCATGGTCGTTCGTGTTCTCTTTGCGTACCTTCAGCAGAAGCGTAGTAATGATTCCACCAACAGCGGTGACCAACGCTGCGAGAACAACCTCCACGTCACGCCTGCGCCTTCTCAGCCAACCAAGCCTTCACCCGCTCCGGTGTCTTGTCACCGGCGACAAACCTCAGATGCCAGGGTTCTTGCGGAACAACCTCCCACGAAAACCCAAACGACACAGCGTTCTTCTTCAACCATTCAAGCCGTTTCCCGTTGGCATTAGCGATGTCGACTGCGATACCGAGGTTGTGCTTCGATGTACCAGGCACAGCCAAAGGAGCCATCTTCGGCTTCAAGTACCATGCTTGGCCTTTGTAGACCCTTGGCTTGGCACCCTTGATTGGCTCCAACTGGTAACGCTGGTAGAACCCGTACTCCTGTGTTTCAAGACTGCGGTAGGTGTCAGCTCGGCTCGTTGGCATTAGGTCGATACCTTCAGCGTTCGCAGCAGCGTCCATCGCCTCATACGCATCGGCTGCACAATGATGAAGTTTGCCTTTGCCTTCAATCTCTCGAAGCAGTTTCGCTGGCAACTTGCCAGGCACAGCCTTCTTCAAACATGAGCAAAGAACAACAGGGATGATCGGAAGGTCAGAGACCTTCTTCTTGGCTGATGCCATTACTTAGCCTTGCCGAACGCTTCAGCAATTTCTTCCTTCGTCAACACACCATCAGATGACCAAGCACGAAGGAGGGCTTCGGTGACTTTGGCTGCTGCAACGATACCTGCGATTGCTGCTGCCTTCCAAAGTTCCACGTCGAGGACTGCACCACCGGCAACAGCTGCAAGAGCTGATGAGCCGAATACTGCAACGATACGAAGGATGAGGGTCTTGAGGGTTTCCATTAGTTGTTGTCCTTATTGGTGTATGCGCCGATGAAGTGCAGAACGAGAGCTGCTGCGGTGAGCCAGATAACGATCTGTTGCAACGTGCCAGACAACGTAAGGATCGTGGTGACTGATGCTGCGATTGTCCATATCAACGCATGGAACTCACCCCAAAACTTCATCACCGAATCCTTCTTGCTGGTGCAGGGGCTACCGTCAAGAATACAGCACTTACAGCAATCAGCGCACGACGAGTGCTAACCGGCACATTCGAGTTGAGTGGAACATAGTTATCTGCGAAACCTTGGAAGATATTCAGTACAGATTCAAACGCTTTTCTAATTGACAAAGGTGCCGATTGCACCGATTCAACTACTGCTTCGGCTTCGTCGGTGCTGAGTTCGGTTGGGGCAATTTCGCTGAAGAGTTGTTCGGCTTGGGCGGTGGTGATGTTTTCTAGGACGGCTGGGGAAGTGATGAGGAGGGTGGCTTGGCTGGTGTCTAGGTCTTTGCTGAGGACTGATTCCACGATGGCTTCTATGGCCTCTGTGGACGCTTCTGAGAGGGCTTCTAGTGTGTTTAGTAGTTCTGTCTGGGTAAGCGGTTCAGGCTCGTCTGTAGGGGCTTGTAGCGTTGTGGTCACATCAGGTTCAGATGTGGTCACAGGAGGGACGGTTGATGTCGTTGTTGGTGGATTTGTTGAAGTTGTGCTGGTTGTTTCTAACGGAGGCGGGAGCGTTGTGGTGGGGACTGGTTCTGGTTCCGTTGTGGTGGTGGTCGTTGTTGATTCGATTATCGGCTGAGTCGTAGTTGTTGCCGGTGGAACATAGACCGTCGTAGTCGTTGTTGGTTGTACAGTCGTTGAAGTACTTGTCGTTGAACTAGTTGAGGTATCCGGTGAAACTGTTTCTTGGATTGTTGTTGACGTTTGTGGTGGTTCCGTTGTGGTTGATGGGACGGATGTTTGAGGAAGACTCGAAGTCGTAGAAGTTGTTTCTTGAGCTGTCGTAGTAGTCGGGTTGGTGACAGGGACAGTCGTTGACGGGACAGTAGAAGTACTGCTCGTCGTCGTTGTTGTGGATGAGGTTGTAGATACCCATTCACCCAAGCCTAATGTCAACCCCGTAATCGTGAGCAGACCTGGTTGGCAGCATGAATCAGTCGAGTACTGCTGGAACGCGAACACATCACCAGGCTCAACCTCAACCAACCCTGATCCGGTTGCGTTGTTCTCATTCGTCAGCTTCGTCACAACCCCATTGAGAATGATTTGTGGCGGGTCATACCAAGACCCATCGTTCGTCTGATACGCCCACTGGAAACCGAGTTCGTTTGTCTCCTCTGGGATGATGGCCTCAAGTTTCACCCAATGGGATTGACCAGCACACGTCCCACCATCAGCACCAACAAGCCTGAACCCACCCTCAACCGGCTCAACCCCACCACCGTTATCCGACAGACAAGACTTCGAGAACTGCCAAACACCAAACCCGTCAGCCTCAGCCGACGATGAAGTGAAAAGAAAACCTAGTAACGCTGGAAAGAAAACTAGATAGCGGGAGACTCGACCCAAACTTGATTTGCTTCGTCCCACGAATAAATATTCCCATCCGCAGGGTAATCAATCGGTGCTTGCCAATCATAGTTCTCATCAAGTGACCAAGAATCAAACGGCTTAGGTGCGATAAAAACATCAGCAGTTTCGTTATATGTTGAACCAACGCCTGCGTACTGTTTGCGAATGTTGCCGTTGTAGCTAGTTTGTATCCAGGTTCCACCAAGAAGGTTATTGCACCACTCAGCACCGTTGGCTTCATGTTCGTCAGCGACAACGATTACTCGTAGGACTGTGTTAGTTGAATCTATTTCTGCAAAATGTGCCATTATGCCACCACAAAATTATCTGTGCTATTAAATGTATGAACCGTGTATGAACCAGATGTGGTGATTGTTCCACCTGTAATTGTTTTACCTGCCGCCTCGGATGTTAGATAACGAATAACAACTACACCCGAACCACCATTGTGATTAGTAGTGCTAAAGCCGCCACCGCCACCGCCACCTGTGTTTGCTGTACCAGCACTTCCACTTCCGCCACCAAAACTAAAACCATCACCACCGCCACCAGAACCACCAGTTCCAGCAGCACCACCTTGGTCAGTACGACCTGAACCACCACCACCGCCAGCGCGAGTAACCGAAGTTCCCGTGATTGAGGAGGCTGTGCCTGCGCCACCATTACCACCAAAGTTCAAATTAGGACTGTTGCTACCCACCGCACCCTGTCCGCCGCCGCCACCGCCTGCGTCACCCGATGAAGTACCGCCAGCGTTACCACTACCTGAAGCACCACCACGCGCTCTAGCACCAGGTGCATCTTGTGATGTGCCACCTAAACCACCTGTCGCAGATACGAGAGTAGATATCGAACTTGGTGTACCTGATCCACCAGTAGTACCGCCACCCGTACCACCACCACCAACAGTAATAGTCGTAGATTCTCGTAACACTAAACCGGTTGCAGTCAAAATCTGACCCGCACCTCCACCGCCACCGAAACCTCCACCACCACCAGCTCCACCAGCAACTACTAGATATTCAACGCTTTGTTCTGCGGATGCTGCACCCACTCCCGCAAGGATTTGCATGACTAGGCCTTTACGTTGCCGAGCATTACCCAAGCATCAGTATCGATCTTGAGCACGGTACAAACTGCATACTGGTCAGCGAGTTTTAGTTTGCTTCCAGCAGAACGAATGACTGCTGTACCAGCTGGAGTGAAAGTTGCGGTACCAGTAGACAGGTTCATGAAGTTCAGCTGGTCACCGATAGCAAACGCCACAGATGAGTTCGCTGGGATAGTTATCGTTTGCGCTGCCACATTACTCAACGTCGTCAACTGACCTACCTGAGCGGTGCCAGGTGTGTAAGCCGTACCGGTTTGAGCGTTGATGGTGATAAGTGCATTAGCAAGAATGTTCATGTTGTTACTGGTGAGAACATCCCCAGGTGAAAATGTTGGTCTGACTGCCATAGTGCCTCCTATGTTACCGCATAAGTAGAGTCATCAAGTTCGCTGGTATCAAGTATAAATGGCAACACCAACTGCACCTGACCCAACCCTAAAAACACTTCATGCCGTGACGGGGCGATCTGATGACGGATAGATTCAACCACCACGTTCTGTCGAACCACCGAAGGTGTACCAACAGCGAACCGTTTCTCCACCGCCAAAATATCGCCAATCTCCAACGAGGCCATCAACTCTTGTTGAGCCGAAGACAACCCGTTCATCAACACGCTGGTCTCGTTGAACACCACCTCTGGCTCACCATACCTGTCAAGTAAGGCAACAGCCAAAGCGGAACCCGCAGCATCATTCACCAACGGCAAATTGTTTAGAGCAAAGTTCTTGATCCCATACTCAGCTTGTGATGCCGTACCATTCACCACACTCAACACACTCGAACCCTGCACCTGAACCGAAATACGATTCAACACAGTCTCAGCACCATACAAGTTATTCAACGAACGAATCGGAACATCAGTCGCAGCAGTCCCACCCAACACCGCCACAGCCGTCCCAAACGAAACCTGCACACGAGGATCGAACACCAGCATCCCATCACGGGACGCATAGAACCGACCATTCTCCGAAACCTGCAAAGCCTGCAAAGCCTCCAAAGCATTCGTGTTGTCCTCATACGCAACCGTTCCAACCGTTGCCAAACCAGGGTTAATCTCACGCAACGCAGTTGACCAAGACACTTCATTCCTTGACAAGATTGCGTCAACCCGCTCAGACGTGAGCTGTTGCGAAGGGTTGAACCCGACAAGGTTGGTCTGGGCTAACTGTGCCAAAGCGTCAACAGCGAGAATCTGTGCTGACGATAACTGTGGCTCATCGTATTCAATGTTCAAGTCGTAGATGTAACCCTTGAACATCGCAGCCGTTCCAGCAGAACCGCCATAAACCTCAATCGCTCGACGTGGGGCGATACCCAAGTCTCCCTGATACCAAGGTGAGTCTGTGTTCAACGGGTCGAATGACCTGCCAGATGCACGGTCATCAGCGAGGATGGCAAGTGTTCCGGTGTTGAATGTGTCTAGCTGGTTGGTGCGTCCACGATTGATCGTGATGTTCTGAACATAGTCAGTAATATCTACGAACTCTGTGGAACCTTCAAGGGTGTCCTCACCATCAAGAAGGCTGGAGTTAAGTTTGAAGATGTTGGTCTTGAATCCGACATCCAAATTGACCTTAAGGGTTTCCCCCCATATCGCTTGCCTAGACATTATCTAACGCCAACAAAGTTCCCGATAGAACCAAACGAGAACGTCTGACCAGAGAAGCCAAGATACTCCCGCAAATACTGGTCAATTTCCTGACCAATCTCAATCCCACTAGCACCCAACCCAGCATTGACCTCGATGTTGACATTCCCCATACCGCCACCATTAAACAGGCTTCCAGCATTATTTGCCAAAGTGCTATCAGGAACAAGGTTCGCCATCGGGTTAGGCATCCCACCCAAAACCTTCGGATACTTCTTAATCAAATCAGCTGTCGCCTGCAACGACTTGTTGAACTCATCCTGAGCGGTCTTCGTGTTAGTAACCGCATCCTCCCAAGCCTCATACGCTGAGACCTGTTGACGGGTTGCATCCTCAACATCACGCAACGCTTGGTCATAAACAATCGAACCAACAGTCGCACCAAAGATTGCCTCATTCAGCAACCGTTGCTGATCATTCAATTCCTTAGTGGATTCGATTTGTGAATCGGTAGCATCCGACACCGACAACTTGGACTCAGCCAAACTAATCTCAGCACGACGAATATCCATCGGTGAAGAAGCAGGGTCTTTACGAACCTCAGCAAGATTCTTCTCAGCATCAGCAACAGAGAACACAGCCTCCTCAACCGCATAAACAGCCCGCTCCTGAGAACGCTGAGCCTTAGCCAACTCAGCCTGCGCAGCCAACGCCTCCGGTGAACCAACACCAAAACCACGCTCAATCTGAGCCAACCTAGCCTGAGCGTTAGCCAAGTCCGTATTCGCATCAGTCAACGACGTGAGAGCTTTACCCTCAGCCTTTTGAGACTTATTAAACCTGTCCTTAGCTTTTGTGCTTTTATCCAAAGCACCTGTATATAGTTCCAACTTTTCTTTAGCCGTCTTAAGAGTCTTAGCAGCACCGGTAGTAGCAGCACCAGTATCGTTGCTTGCTTCTTCGAAAGCGTTCAATTCTTTAGAACCAACCTTCAAAGTTCCGTTCACTTGATCGAATCTTTCGTTGACGGCCTGTAACTGTGTACTGGTCAAACCAACCTGTGCGCCAAGTTTCTTAGTATCCAAAGTGATTTTAGGGATATTGGGAACTAGCGGAATCTTGTTGAATACATCGATCAGAGTGTTGACAACCGATACAGCAACATTTGCCAACGCTGTTTTCATCTCATCAAACTTGCCGACAAAACCTTTCACCGTGTTGACAGCGATGTTGGTAATACCTTTAACAAACCCGACAAACATGTCAGGTATCGCAGCAACCAAAGCAACAACTGCACCAGCAAGACCAGCGATCAACTGTCCACCAATCGTTGCAGTCCACTTAATCAATGAACCACCAAGCCTTGCACCCATAGCAAGAACGGCTGGGATTCCGTCTGAGAGTACCCACTTCCCAATAGTGGCAATCATGTCAACGAGCTGTGCTGGTAACTGACGTGCAGCCTTGCCAACAAAACTGGCAAGCGTGTCACCCAAAGACTGAACAGCACTTAACAACTGTGGCAAGCCCTTCGTGTAAATCCATTGGTATCCAGCCATCAAAAACTTAGTCAACTCGTTAATGAACATAGGGATTCGAGGCTCGATCCAACCAGTCAAAGAATCAGCAAGTTGACTGATACCGGCAAACAGCATCGGCAAACCTGAAGTCCCAATCCATTCAACCGCCTGAGTGATGAGTTGCCCCAACGCCTCCAAGACTTTCGGTGCTGCCTCTTTGAACCTAGTGGCGATGAAATCAAACCCGCCAGAAACCCCACCCTCCTCTAAAGCGGTAGCAAAGTTTCGGAATGCTGGAACAACTGAATCATTCAGGAACCCGACAGCACTACCCAAGGCTGGAAGCAACGCAATTCCAACCGCTGTAGACAAATCCTTAAAATCGTTCTGTAGAGCTTGTAGTTGACCTTCTGGTGTATCTCGAAGACTTTCGTTGAAACCCTCATAGGTAGAACCCAAGACTGCAACCAAAGCAGCAGCTCGTTCGCTCTCTGTGCCAGATTTGATTGTTTTCTTTGTTGCATCATCGAGGACGAAACCAGTCTTAGTTAGTGACGCAAAGTTGCCCTGTAGGGCTTGGGCTAGTCCGTTCGTGGATGATTTGAAATCGTCCGCTGTAGCACTAGCACCCTTTTCTGCTGTTACATAATCAAGAATTGCTGGGGTCAGCGTTTTGATTGTGTCAACTGAAAGGTCAAAGGTTGCCAACTGTGCCTGAACGACTGAGGTGGTTCCAGCGGAAACAACACCAAGATTCTGTAACGCTTTTGCTTGTTCGTTTAGAGAATCAATTTGCTCATCTGATGCACCTGTGGTGGTTTGTAAGATTTGCCTGAGCCTGTTTTGCTCTGCCTCTGATTCGATAGCAGCCTCAACGGATTTATATAAGGCAGCACTAACGGCAGCGAACGCTGCGGTTCCTGCGACAGCAACCGCTTTGAAAGACGGCATGACGCTCTTGAACTTCGAACCAAGGTTCGTGTCAACCTGTTTCCCTAAAGTGCCTAGGTCATCACCGACCTTCTTAATGCCTTTGGTCGCACCGAGGATGTCGGAAATAAACTTAACAACGAACGTGCGCTCACCAGCCATGCGAAGATTCTACTCAATAACAGACAGCCTATTCCGCAAAGCAACAAACTCGTCAAGCATCGCAGAATACAAAGCCTTCCCCGACAGGCCATCCCAACGAGAAATATCTACAGGCTCATTCCACCAAGCCTCAGACAATATCTCTGCACCAGCACGACGCTGACGAGGTTGACGCACCTGCTTCGAGCGAGGCGACACAGGATTGATGACAGGTTCAACATCCAACCTGAATGATGAATCCAACAGCGCACCATGACCCTCATGGAACTCAAACGGCTGATCCGGTGCATGTTGAGGTAGATAGAAAATACGAGCAGGGTCTTTGGTTGCCTCATCACCACGCAGGTTGATTCGCTCATGCAACTCCTGCCACACCACACGCCACAACGAAGCAGGCACCTTCTCCGCTAACGGCAAAACAAGGTGATAGTGAGGATCATCTAAGCGATGCGAATAAGTCGAATACGCAAACCATTCCAACCCATCAAGCCGTGCCTCATCAAACGCTTCACCGTCCATGTCAACAACCAACGCCTCAACAAAGCGCACATTACGGTTACCACGAGTCGTACCCTGGTCGTACTCAACCGGAGACCACAACGCACCCGTAGCCTTGACAGCGTTCTCCTCATGGAACGACAACAGCTCTTTGAGTTGTTCCCAAGACGAAGCGAACCGCTTCGGATAAATAGACTTCACATCCTTAAACAGAACTGCCATAACCCCTCCTACCTAGAAGGGTACAGGAAACCTAGCCGAAGTCAAGCCTTATCTTTGAGGGTGTTCAACACGTTCTGAATAGCGTCCAAATACTCCCTAGCGATATTCTCTTTTTCCTTACGGACAGCAGGCCAAAAGAAATAACCAGACCTATAACGATGCCTCAAGAATTGCCTTGTTGTTGGTCTAGCCCCACCACCAAACTCGGCACCAAAGAACACGTCGCCTCTGGTCACGGGTTTCTTGCGGTTCTTGCTTGGGTTGGACTTAGAAATGAATGGCGATTTATGGCTAAGAGAAGCCGTAGGGATACGGTCAGACCTTGCCTTCATTCCTCTCATCACCTGAATCGCTTGACGAGAACGAGTCACAGTCGCAGCCTCAGCCTTAGCCTTGATGATTATATTCGCTGCCACCTGGCGGGATGCCTTACGCATCTCTTTATCAAAGTTTTCATTGGCTTTAGAAGCCTCACGCAAGAACTTTGCAATACCAACAATCTGGATGGCATCGTTGCCACCGGTGATTGTTACTTGTCCTGCTCTACCTATTGCTTGCGCCATAACAACAGACTACCTGTTCAGATGAATTGCTCTCCAACGCAAATAAGCAAACATCGTAAAAATCATTCGAGGTGATTCTGTCAGCAAAATTGAAGGGGCGATACCTGTCTCAACAGACAGGTAAGCAATCATCCAATGGGCTGACTGATCTCCAAAGGGACGATCACAGCTTGATCAGCATCACCAATCGATAAAGACTCAACGTCGTTAATCCAAGAATCAAAATCCAAGCCCGTCTTCTTTTGACGATACTCAGAATGCCAACCAATAAAAGCCAAGTCTGTAAGCGTTAGTTCTGCTTCAAACTTTGCGACACTTCGGTTGAACTTATTTTCAAAAGCGATGAAGTCAGGAAACGCAGCAATAACTGTGCGAGTCTTCTGATCCAAAGCCGATGTGACTTCTAGTGCTATCTTCATTTTTCCTCCGCAGGGTTAAGGGTTACTTAAAGAAAATTATGCGCCAGTACCAGTCTTGGTTACGTTGCCGTCGATGGGATAAGTGATTGACGCTGTGGCGATGTCGCCTACAGCACCGTTCACGCTTTGCCAAGTTAGTGGCAGAACGTTAAACGCATACTGTGGATTGGTGCTTGAAGCAGCAGCAGTTCCGTTTGGCTTGACTGTCATAGGTACAGCAGTACCCGCAGCCCAAGCGTCATAGAACAACTTTTCAATCGTTGGATAATCCTGATGCAACTCAAGTGTGATCGAGTTGTCTGCAAGACCTGCGATGCGAGTAACTGCACCACCCGAACCGAAACTAGTTGTTGCAACTTCAGCCTTGGTCAAGTCCAATGTAATTGAAGCTACATAATTGGAAATGTCGCTGTTCGCTGTGCCGAAGGTGACCGCTACGTTTGTGAGAACTTGCTTTGCCATATTTGATACTCCTGCCTCACGGCACTCGAAGATTTACTAATAGAAACTATACACGCCAGCAGGACAGCAATTCAACAGACTAAGCGTACACCACCACACGGAAGTCAACCATCAAATAGGTTGCATCGTTGCCATCCATCGTGGAGATATTCGAGGCAGACTCAACCAAAAGATTCTGCACCACACCACCCAAAGACCGGTCAGCTTCCAACGCTGCACGAACCGAAGTCGAACCCTCATAAGACAGGTACCCATCCAAGGCAGTCTGGGCTGTACGTTCCGCAGACCTACCAACAACCACAGACACAACGAAAATATGAGTGACTAACCCACCACGCATCGCCCCGTTGTAGGTGATTGAATCCAACATAGGCCAAGCGAACGGGGCGTTCAGATTGTCTGGTTGCTGAGCGTAAGCCCTAAGACCTGGAATCGTTCTTAAAGCGTTAGCGAGACCAGTCTTGATGTCTGTGACTGAGTAACTCATGCAAATATCCGCATACGACGATACGGCTCGACTAGCTGAGCCATATCAGGGTCAAGGAAGCGAGACACACGAATCGCACCCAAGTCACCGAAGCCAGCCACACCGAGCGGAGAGTCGTAGCGTTTGAAGATGCGTGAAGCCTGAATGATTGTGGCTTGCGTAATTGGCTCCGGCACCGAAGGCCAACCGAAGATGGCAGTCACCTGAACCAAAGCCTGCTCACCATAGTTCGCATTGACCGTTGGAAACAGGTAGTCGCCAACAGCACGAATCTTGTCATAGCTCCATGTCAACCCATCAAGGTTGCCGTTCAACGGTTCCAACTGGTAGTCAGATACTTTCCATGTCAAGTCAAAAGTTCCGTCAGCCTGAGTAGAACTTCTCAATGTCAACGCTGTTCCAGCGATGTCATCAATCGAGCAGTAGAAGGAATCTTCTGCTTGGAAGACTCGTGCCTCTGCTGTGCCGTTCTGCCAAAACTTTCGGTTGCAATAACCATCAATTAGACGTGACGCTGCCCCAACACAATTATCAATCAAGTCGTCGTCAAAGGTATCAGCCGTGCCGATGCGGAGAGCTGCTTTGACTTGGTTGCGTGTTGCGTAGCCATTGGTGATCGTCATGGTGTTCCGATTCTAGTTGATTGAAGAGAAGCCACGATACTGAACACCCTCAAGGGAATAGTTCACAAAAGGGTTCAACGAATACACCTGACATGAGTACACATCCCACAACCGTTGCTTCATCGCTCGAAGGTGCATCTCGTATAAAGCCCAATGGGAATCACCTGGCACATACCCATCAACCCTGTCACGACCACCAAGCGAACCACAGTCAGCCCCAACCAAGACAATGAACTTCGCTCCCATGTGCGCTGCCAAGTGCATCGCCCCATGAATGCTTGACGAGCCAATAGTCAACTGCCCTGACAGCACAGGCCAATCTTTATCGTGAGGGTCAAAGGATGTGCCTGGTCTGCCGGTGCGAGTACCGAACGTGGTCAGATTCCCTGAACATCCAGCAAACACCCCATCAGTACCATGCTCACGCTCAGGGGTAAAGGCACCAATACAGTCCTCACGTTTCGCCTCATGCTGAGCGTCTTCGTGATAGTGGCTGAAACAGTAGTAACCCTTCAACCCAAATACTGAGCCAACGAAGTTGACTGCGATGGTCAGCTTGTCGTCAAAGAAGTCTGGTGTCAGATAGTCGAGTGTTGCCCCTGAGCCGAGAACATAGATGGTCTCTCCTTCATGCAGATTCTCGTAGTCGTCCATCGGGTCATAGTGTTCTTTCAATCCCATCCCAATTCTCTCCTTCGTGTTAAATCCCAATGACCCGCATCGGGAAGACCTGACTGCCAACGCATCGCATGAAGCGCACCATTGGCAGAAAAACTTTTTGCATTCTTTTCTTGTAACTCTGGTGCTGATAAAAGCGTAGACGAATTGTCGTGGACTATCCCAGCGTCAGAAGTCCAGAACTGCACGTTGAGCCGTTGCGCTCGTTCCTGAAAATCGTTGTCCTCGAAGTAGGCGGGAACATAACATTCCGAAAACAACCCAACCTTGGCAATCACCTCAGACCCAATCCACGCACAAGACCAACCAGGCTGAGCCTCAGTTAATGTCACCGAATCAGATTTGCAATCTTTGTAGAAAACTTCTAACTGTCCAGGCTCAAAGAACGCATCAGAGTTCAGGATGATCCAGCCTTCAGCGTGAGGTGTTGCTTTGATGCCGAGGTTCCATGATGGAGCGACACCGAGGTTCGTGGGCATTGACCAGACGTGATAGTTCTTGACATGGCGACGATCAATCACCCAAGGCCAATCATGCAACGTGGACTGACCACCATTGTCGATGACGATGAGTGTTTCCACCGGATAGTCGATGGACTGCAAGCAGCGTTCTAGTAGGTCATACCTGTTTAGGACGGGGACGATGATGACTGGCACCATTCCGACAACTCCTTCATGATTGGTTTCCAGTAAGCGTCATAAACCTTGTCTGCTCGGTATTGGTCAGCAAAGGCCACAGCCTCGTCTGACGTGCCTCTAGGGGCTTCGTAGGCCTCAATCAGAGCCTCTACGATGGATGGTACGGATGGGGTGCAGAACCATGACTTCTGATGGCTATCCCAGAACGGTTGAATCGCCACAGCTGACCCAACCCCAACCAACTCAGGCTGAGCGGTGTAGTCAGAAACGATGACCCGTGTACCGCAGGCCTGAGCCTCGATAACAGGGATACCGAAACCCTCACCCATCGAGCAAGCCAACAGCACATCCGAAGCGGTGTACAACGCAGCCAACGCCTGCTGCGGGAAACCAGTCCGATAGGCGTAAGGGTCAACAATCTTGTATTGCTCCTTCTTCACGCCACACGCCTCCAGCAGATGAACGAGATTGATACCACCCATCGCACCATCCCGCTCCGTGTGTAGATACAACAAAGCATCAGGACGGTCTTGAGCGAAGATAGCGAACGCCAGAATGTTCTCACCGAAGGACTTGCGTGAAGGGTTCTGACCTTTGTTCGCAGCGTTCATCATCACAACAAACCTGTCCTCATCAACTTCCATGAGCTGTCTGCCGGTGAACTCACCACGACCATTGTTTAACTTGTGTGTAGGAACAAACACATCCTCAAACGCATGAGGCGCATACATCGCATCAACACCCGCATTCTGCAACATGTCCAAACCAAACTTAGACATCGCAATCGGTTTCACATTCGGACGCTTACACCACGACACCACCTCTGGTGGACAAGGAGCATGATCGATAGGAACCCACGAAGCGATATTCGGAACCTGATCCAACGATGGTGACTTCAACACCCACACATCAAACAACGTCATCAACATCGCAGGAATATCACGATTGCCATTCGCCCAATCCATCCAATGTGCAACAAGCACATCATCGGAATATGGTGACATCCCTCTTGGGTAAAGTTTTATCCCATTCCAAATAGAAGCCATGCCCTCAATGCCGTACATCGCATGGATGGCTACTTCGTGTTTTTGTTTGATGAGCCTTTGGACGACTTGCGCTGTTTGGGTTCCGTACCCTGTTGGGGCGAACGGGGCGTTCGAGTACCAGAGGATTCGTAACGATTCGGCAGAGGAAGGTCTGCTTGCTCTGGCAAGTTGGCTACTCCCCAGCGGAGCAATATCTCTGCTTCCAGGTCTGGTAGTTCTACCGGTGTGTTTTTGATTATGACGAGCATTCGGCACCGTCTTCTCCTTCGCAGGTCGCAGGGTGAAAATGAATGAGGGTAGGTCGCCCTGCGTGTTCGACCTACCCTCAAACTTACACCGATATTGCTATCGGTTGCACTACCTCAAACCAATTATGGCTGGAGGAGGTGCTTAATGTGGCTGGTTTGTGGCAAATCTCCGTCAACGCGGAATGTCGCGCGGAAAGAAATTAAGCCTTGGTTGAATGCGTAATCGTCTGAACGATCCAAACGCAATCCGCCAACCGTGCGTACAAAGTACGAAGGTAGGTGACCGAAGATAACCGACTTGGTTCCTGATGCTACGTCAGCCATTGAAGGGTTTTCGTAGATTGGTTTTCCAAGCAGCATGTCTCGTGCGTCAGCTGACAAACTCGGCGCGAAAACGAAGTTCCCGGCTGTGTCCTTGAGCTTTCGAACCTGACCGATTGACTTCCCGTTCATCATGAAACCACAACCTGGGAGCAGACGAGCTGCACCATCAAGGCTGTAGACAAGATCGATGAGGTTGTCTGCGGTGAACGCTGTTGCGGTTCCTGCGGTGCCACCAACAGTTGATGCAGTCACGATGCCGTTAGCGGTATCGGTTCCTGAACCAACAGTCAATGCCGAACCAACAGCAAAGCCGAGTGCGTTACCAACCTGGTCACCCAAGAATGACAACATGTCAACGCCAGAGTCTTCAAGCAGTTCGGTTGAAACCTGCGTGATGAAGCTGAACTTGAATGCGCTCAAGGTGATGAACGAGTTGAATACTGGATCGGATTCTCCGATTGCTGAACCTTCGCCAGTTACGGTGCCAACCGAATAGGTGGACAACGATGGAATCTGAAGGTTTTCGCCACCTGCTGTGTTCAACACAGTTGAAGTCTCAAGTACTGGAGCAACCAAACGTGCTCGCATGATGACCTGATCGTAGAACGATGTTGGTACTGGTGAACCTGTGCTTGACTTCAAGATGTCACGCTTTTCAAATGAATGAGTGCGCTTCTCACCTGTGAACAACGAACGAAGATTTGTGATGTCATCGCTTGCTGGAACACCGGCTACAGGACGAACCTGATCGGCGATTTCACGGGTTGCTGAATCCATGCGCAGTTCACGAGCTTCGTCTTCACGAAGTTTCGAGATGGTCTGTGCACGCTCATCCAATTCCTTCGAGATGCGCTCGTAGGTTTGGTTTTCTTCTGCTGAGAGGTCACGCTTCTCTGCGGTGGCCTTATCCAAGATTGACTTGGCTTCGTTCCATGCACGATTACGAATCTCAACCTGACGGTCAATATATTCTTTCATGATGTTTTCCTTCTCCCCGTAGGGATGATGTTGAGTGATTGGATACGCAGGGGATTTAACTTAAACCTGGTACGGCTCCGTACACAGCAACATCGAAGGTGGCTCCACTCATTCGACGCAGTAACGAAAAGATTACTAGAAGTTCTTCAGCAATTCAAGATGCTTCGCCAACACACCAACGCTCGCAGGAGCGGACTCTGGTGCTGGTTCAAGTTTCGCAACTGTTTCACGCAACAACGCTGCATGGTTCGGGTCAAGTGTCTGACCTGATTCCAATGCTGTTATCGCAACAGCGAGTTGATCGGCATCGATACCGGTGCGAGTTGCCAACGCATCAAACGAACGAACTTGTGCTGAGGTCGCTGCATACGCTGGGAACCCTGTAACAACCGAAACCTCATACAAGCGAATCTGCTTCAGTTCACGACGGGAACCATCATCAGACCAACGGTCACCACCTTGAGGAACCGTGAAACCAAACGACATCGAATCCACGTCGCCTCGTTGCATCAGCACCGACAGGTCACGCCCAACCGAAGTGTCAGGCAGGTCAGCGTCAACATACAGACCTTTGGAATCTTCAACCAGACGGACAGTCTTTGACTTCGTTGTACCTAACAGCATCGATGAGTCATGGTTCATGTACATACGGATATTGTTTCGGGACTTCAACGACTTAGCGAATGCGCCAGGCATAATGCGCTCGATGAATGGCAACGGCTCTGAGTCGGAGTTGAATACGGCAGCATAACCAGAGAAGGTCATCCCGTTCCCTGATGCGCCTGCACGAAGTTCAAACTGATTGAATGTGATGCGCCGTGTTTCTACCTGTTCACTCATACCTGAAACATTACCAAAGTCGGGTTCACTCTTGCGATGAAACGCAAACGAACGGTCATCGTCCTCTTCTTCTTTGATGGCCTCAGACTTTGAAGCGAACCAATCCATCGCAGGTTGTGGGTCAAGCGGGTTGATTCCCCACAGGTAAAATGCAACAGCACCGGCACCAGGGAACTCATCGTTGTCAGCGTTCGAGTTGTTTGGTGAATCTAAGTCCACCATGTGTCGTGCAGCCCAAGCGTTCGCTCGAATCACTTTGTCTTCTGTGATCCGACCAGCAGCCATCTCACGAGCTTCACGAACTGTCGAAGCAACAATTCCCGCACCCGCCAACTTCTTCCCGTAATAGTCCAACCCTTTACGGGCAGCCGATTTAATGTATTCCGGCAACTCAAGATTGACCTGACGGTCTTCTTCCTCAATGTCATCTTCGTCTTCAATCTCTTTGGGTTGCCAAGCGTTGCAGTAGAACCCGCCGTCAACATAGTCATCCCAGCGTTCGCACCATGCTTTGAAGTTGTCGCCTTCGCCTTGAACCATGTCTTCGTTGTAGAACGCACAGTTCCCACAGGCACGGCCTTCAGGCACGTCTTCGGATAATGCCGGACGATAGTTGTCTGGCAACGCTCGCTCACCACCTGGTTCCATCTCCTCAGCAATAGACACAGCGACCATCTGGTCAATCGCATCCTGCTTCGTTTGATGGCATCCGATGACTTCACCATCTTCTTTTTCCACAGCCCAACCAGAGCAATCAGCATTCTTATCAGAAATGAAATATGGCATCAGAGAATCGCTTTCAATACTCGGCATTGAACATCTGAAGTATTTGCACAAGCCCACAACAAATCTCCAGCAGCGATGAACACTTCAACAGTTTCGGTTTCATTAACGTGCAAACCAGTTTCAACAGTTACCGCAGAACCACCAATATAAATATCATGATTGTTTGCGTGTTCGTGATTGTGAACCAAAACCCTCATCGGGTTAAAGGTTGCATGAGCGATTAACTGTGCAGCCGTTCCCAATGAAAATGCTTGAACATCAAACGCCATGTCACCTCATACCAAAAGCAGTAGTTCTGCTTCATCTTCTAGTATTGACCATGTTACTTCAGCAACAGCACTAGACGACAAGGAACCAACTGATGCTCCTACGCCGAACACTTGGAGAGGAACCCGCAAAGGTTCAACCACAACCTCCACAACCTCTTCAACCCGCTCAACCTTTGGACGACGATACCAAGGATTCCCTCCACCTGGATACTGAGGAGGAGGTGGACTCGGTGCCGGATCAACCGTTGCCTGCGCCGAAGAAGTCAACCCGCCAAGCAAAGCCGAAGCCGTAACAACACCAGCAACATTGGCAACAGCATTCGATGACAATGCACCCAACGACGCTGAAGCAACAGCATTAACCCTGACCTGCGATGTTGCCGAACCAGCACCTGCACCCAAAGCAGCGTCAGCTGTAACCGTATGCGAAACCGTTGCACCAGCAGACGCAACAACACCACCCAACACCGCCTGAGCGGAAACCAGATTCAACACCGAAGACGAAGCCGAAGCCTCAACCCCACCCAACACCGCCCCAGCCGAAACCACATGCGACACCAACGCAACCGCCCCAGCCGTCAACCCGCCGAGCGGAGCAGAAGCGGTGACAGTTGTGGTGAACGTGAAGCCGTCTAACTTCGCAATCGAATCAAGCGTCGAGGTGTCAAGTTTGAAGGCGGGACTGAACCCACCTAAACCGAAGTCAGCGTCGTTGAGTTGTGACTGGTCAAGAATGAACCGCTCAACGGCCATCTAGGAACCTAGCTTGCGACAGTCAAGGAAACAGTTAGACCAGCAGACGAAATCGTGTAGGTGTCACCAGCTGTGTAAGCGTTGCCGGTGATGGTGCCAGAGAACAGGAAGTTCCCTGCGGTCTCATTATCCCAAGCGGTGAAGTGTGTTGCATCCTGTGATCCTGCGATGTTCGTCCACGAGACATCAGCATCCGAAGCGAGCGCACCATTTGATGCAGCAGCGAAGCTGACAGACTTCCGAGTTGTCTCAGTTGCAGCGTTACTAGTCCCGTTTGCACCAGGGTCGCCAACATGTAACTTGACATACGGTGTCGTAACCGAGAACGAGGTTGCGTTACCTAACGCATTCAACCAAGCGTTCGCCAAATATGCGGAAATACCTGTAGCCATTAGTCCTCAGTCCTCTCGATGATATTCAGAATGCGACCATGCTCATCCCGTTCAACGGTACGAATCGTTGGTTTGGATTCTGGGATGTTCACACGGACAACCGTTTCAGGAACATTGATGATCGGCGCAGGAATGTTGATCGCTGGAGGCGTATAGTTCATGATGGTTTGAGGCAGATTGATGTCCATGTTCTGCGACTTCACCTCATAAGCTGACTTCGGGTCTTCAGGATCAACAGAAGCTACAGGCTGCAACTGTGTTGACGGTAGACCTGTATGCGCAATCGAAGGAAGATTTAGCGATGCAAGAACGCCAGCAGGATCAAAGCCCGCCAGAATCAAACGCTGAGCAATCAAACTCTTACGGTCTAGCTCAGCCAAGTTCGCAGCATTGATGTCCACGTTCGCCAATGGCACACGATACGAGTCGCCACCCTCAACAGGTGACATGTCCTCAAGGCGATGAATGTCATTGATTGACAAGAAGCCTGACTGGATACCGGTGGAGAACGATGCGTACCGTGACGCTTGGTCACCACGCAACAACCCATCCACGTTGAACTTCATAAACGCACGACCATCAAGCAGACGTGAATATCCTTCTTCAATCTTTTCGATGTAAGGCCTCAACGTATGGGTCACATATTGGATGCCGTTCTGTTCAACGGAGGCATACGACATCGCCCCAGCCGTCGTCACCCCAAGCATCGAAGGAGGGACACGGAAGATGCGGGCAATCTCTTCAACAGCGAAACGACGTGACTCTAGGAACTGTGCAGAATCATTGTCAACGGTTGTCTTGGTGAACTTCGCTCCACCGAACAACACACCTGGACGATGCGAACGACGCAAACCCTTATGGCCTTCTTCAAACCCTGAGACCAAATCTTTAGCCTGCTCACGGGTTAGGTTGCCAGGGAACTCGATGATGCCTGAAGCCGATGATCCTTGACCGAAGAATCGTGCAGCGAACTCCTCTAAGGCTTTCGCCAAACCGAGGTTCTCCTTCATGAAGTCAATGCGTGAAATGCCTCGCATCTCACCAGGCAAACGAAGCTCGGTGATATGAATCATGTCTGACGCTTGAATCACGTCACGACTTTCAAACACATACACAGGACGACGGGTCACAGGGTCACGACGACACTCAACCTTCTGGGGGTTCAAGACTACGAGTGCAGCGATACCTTGATCGTCACGCACGATGCGAGTGAACGAGTTGCCGTTCAACATCAAAGAAACCAACACCTGCTGGAAATGCTCGATGCGAGTCACACCAGACTCAGGTGTGTCCAACCACATTGGGCGAGGACGGAAAGGACGACGAGTGCCATCCAAACGAAGGAACGTGTCAACAGGAAGTGTGGAAATTGAATCTGAAATCATGCGCACACACGCATAGACGGCTTCAATTTTTAGCGAATCTTTTTCCGTGACAACAGTTCCGCTATTTGTGGTGACACTAAATCCGTCACCTAATGCAAACAATGACTGTGTAGATATTGCTCGGCTTTCGTTGCCATCACCTAACAGTCTCGACAACATTACTTACCTTTCCGACCACGCTCGTAAGCAGCCGTGAACAATAGAACTGACAGGCCGACAAAAATCAGCCCTAATGGAATTGCTATCAAGAATAGTCCATAAGCGATGAGCAGGATTGAGAAAAGTTCTAGCAGGAAAATAAGCATGACTCTAGACTACAAAGAACCCAGGTACAGGTGCGACCTCTTCACGTCGAGTCGCACGATCCACCGCCATAGACAACGCAATCGCAGCGTCAATCTTGCGACGTGACTTACCCTTAGACAACCGAAGTCCAGCATCGGTCTGACGTGGCACAGCAGACAACACCTGATCGGTGAACATCGGATCGCCATCATGAGCCAACTGCTGATTCACAATGCACTCATACAGCGTTCCGATAGCAGGCACCATACGCTGAGCAGACTGCGGGAACTCGACCATCGGCAACCCGTCGTCAGCCAAGGCCTCAGCTGAACGCTGGAAGAACGCTGGGTCATAAGCAAACTCACGCACATTGAAGTCACGATGCAAGCCACGCAGATATTGCTCAACTGCTGCGATGTCTGTCATCGTCCCATCAGGAATCCAAATCTTCGCACGAACCACCAGACGATGACCCTGTGGTTGACACAACACCACCGCAATCGAGTCATGTTTCAAGGCCATGTCAATCCCAACAAACATCGGCAAGTCGGGGTCAACCTGTAGTTCTGATTGACATTGTTCCCAACCACCCGCAGGAAGCCAAGTTGAATCCTGATCCTGACGTACCCATTGATTTAGGCGATAACGCCTGAAGGGAATCTCGGCAGTCTGGTTCATACTGACCTCCATGTCTTCCGAGTCCAGCAAACCTTCAGCCAAGTTCGGGTTCGCTTGCTCCCACGCTTGACGGTCATGAACAGCACAACCATCCGGTGCTTCCCACCACCAAAACCCAAACCGCTCGTCAACCTTCTGACCAGAAATAACTTGCTTGCCGTAGTTGTACAAGAAACCACAAATCGTGTCCAAGTCAAAACCAGCCGTAGTGATCGCCATAATCTGTGGGTCTTTTCTCGCACCCGAACCCAACGTAAGCGCATCGAACAATTCCGAGTCACGCTGTACGTGCAGCTCATCGAAGCACACGGCTGATGGGTTTAGACCTTGTTGAAGTTTGGCATCACTAGATAGCACTCGATAGATCGCACCGGTAGACGGAACCTCAATCACGTCCCTATACACCTTGCATACACCCGACAACGCTGGCGACTGCGTGACCTGCCACTTCGCCTCATTGAACACAACTCTTGCTTGCTGTCGGTCACCTGCTGCCGAATACACCTCAGCACCAGGCTCACCCTCAATCAAGTTGTACAAACAAACAAGCGAACCCAGAAGGCTCTTGCCATTCTTGCGAGGTAATCCAATCAGCGAACGTCGGTAACGAAGGAGACCATCAGGACGACGCTCAAAAAGATTATCCAATAAATCAGACTGCCAACCAGTAAGCACCAATGGCTCACCCGCACGAACACCCTTCGAGACATGAAGAAAAGTTCTCGCAAAATCTGAGACCAACGCACCATCAGACTTCGGATACAACCTCGGTGTCGACCACGTTGGCTTTGCGCTGCCTGAACTGGTCAAGTTCATTGGCAACCCGAATCTCTGCCAACCCCAACCTGGCTCTGTCGCTTGGTGTGAAACCCATCAAAGACATCCACGCTGTGTTCTGAGCATCCATCTGATCTATCTGCTTCACCGCAGGATGAGTGACAATCTGACCATTCGGACTCGTGTACCAACGACGCTCGACATCCGACCCCAACCAATTCTCCAACTCTGCGATCTTGTCGAAGTTTGAACACAACCTTGACATCAGCGGAGTGTCGTGCAACTCGCTCAGATGCCTCCGACCAGCCGTCCACAAAATCCCCCAATACGCAACCCCAACCTGACCCAAACTTGCTGGCGGTTCTGGGATCACCGACAAATCCACCAAAGCCAAAGCCGACTCCGGCATCGGTTGAGCTGCCAAACCATTCCGAACCCGTGCGCCTCTCGCACGTTTCCGTTCCAACGGTTCGGCCTTGTTCCCTCGACCCACACCCGTTGACACTTTTGGCATGACCTAAGTGTAGGCGGTAGGGGACTACAGACCACACGATTTTGGTGTACGGCCTGGGTAGTTTTGACATAGGGGGTTTTGAGTTTGACCCCACCCCCCGAGGTGCCGGTGGGGGTGTCACGACTTGCCTCGGTTGCCTCGACTGGCGTTGCATGACCGATGCGCACCACGAAGTTCCGAGTTCACATCGCCTGGAGTGACGTGATCGGCCTGCCAAGGGTCATCAGGGTTTGATCCTTTGCCACACAGCCAACAGAGGAGGGTGGTGTCCCGTACTCGCTTGGCTCGTGATGCGTAATCACCTTGGTAATGGATTCGCTTCTTGTTTCGGTTGGATTGCCATGCTGCTTGGCATAGGTCGCATCGTTGGATGTTGGTGGTGAGTCGTCTGCACACTAGGCAGGGGCGTTGGATTGGCATGGTTACCAGAGTTCTGATTCGAGGTTGATGTTGTCTTGATTGATGATGGCTTGGGTGGGCTGGGGGAGGGACGGAACCCCACCGTACCTTACGGTACGGGGGGTGGTTCCCTTGTCCGTGTTGGGTTCTGTGAAGTGGTTCCCGAGGGTGGTTCCCGTTTCTAGTGGGTCTGGTCGTGGTTGTTGGCGACATTGGA